ATAGTCATCATTCGACACAACACTCGCCAGCGGATTGCTGTATAGATATTGAGACAGTGCCGGGTTACCACGAACAATCGCCGAGGTTAGGCTCTGTCGATGATCCCGTTCGAACCCATCAAGATCATTGTAAATAGTTTGCGGACCCGCCCCAGTTGCTCGCGAGAGAGCAAGCGCCCGTGCACCATTATCAGGATTCTGATCTATATCAGCAACAGCCGATCCCGCAGTATTCGAAGTAAACTGCTCGGCGATTTGATCGTAGTCGCTCATCTAATCGGCACCGTCGGTTTGTTTAGATCGGCCTTTGGGCGAGACGCGTAGAATTCGTTAAACATTTTAACATTATAGAAGTCTTGGATTATCTGCTTTGTAGGCTCGACACCGTTGTTATTGGCTTTATACGCTGCGATAATCTTCTTCCGTTCATCCTCAGGAACTGGCATTTCAAAGGCTTTATATCGTGTAGGCCACGCAGAACCAAAAAGTGCTCCCGGCTTTGACACATCGCGTAGAAGTGCCGCGCCAACCTGTTTGATTTCATCCGGGCTGTATGGTTTACCAGTGGCCTGCTTCTGCTGTAGAACATCAAACAACGTGCTCTGAAACTGATAGAATCTAGTCTTTGATTTCTGTGGAGTAATCCCGGCTTCGGCAAGCATTGGCATAAGCGTATGCATAGCCTGACCCAACGCAGGATTGTGATCCGCCTGCCTCCACGCTTTAGTCTGCAAGCCCAGCAATTCTTTGCGATCTTTCCAAGGCATTTCGAGGGATTCGATATTGGTTTGCATAGCCTCGGCACGGGCATCGGCAGGTGCCAATGGGTCCAAGAACATCCCGCGGAGATAGTGATACTGCGCCTGATTTGCTTCTGTCGGCGCATATCCACCAACAGCATTCGCAGCGAATTGTTTGTTCATGCTGGCGCGGAGTTTGGTGTTGTTGTTATAAATATCATGCACCGCTGGGTCGGTGATTGAATCAATCGACGTCGGAAGTTTGCCGGAAGCATCAGGCTGCATAGCGTCGAGAATGATCTGACTCTGTGCGATCTGATCCTGGCGGGCTTGGAAGTTATTGTGGCTGAACTGGGTCTGTACTCGGTTAACATAATCCTGTTTGAAACCCAAATCCCCCGGCGCGATATCATCGGCATGTGCCTCTGCGGCAGATACCAGCCCTTTAAGGTTCATCGACTTAGCCAGTCCGCTGCGGAACTTCTGCAAATAGGCCGGGGCTGAGGTATGCCCGTCGTTCGCAGAAGCTGGCGTGTTATAGGAACCAGTAAACCATTTATTGGCGGCTGCGTTGGCGGAACCACCCTCCTGCATGTACTGGCCAAATTTAAAATCAAACAGTTTGTCTTGAGCCGCATGGTCATTAAGAAACGCAGCTTCTGTCATCGCAGGCATCCCAGCTTCCTTAAGCCAAGCCTGCAAATTCGACTGCATAATGCCATACCGGCCAAGGGCTCGTTCGGTGATAACCTGTCCGTTAACCTTATGAGTTACCTCAGGGTGCGCTGGGTTATAATTTCCGCTGGATTCAATAGCCGCGATTGCTTCACGTGCAGCTGCGATCGGAATGATCTGATTGCCGATTGATCCAATATCGCCGCCGAACAATTTAGCAGTTTCATTTCTCGTGCCAATATTGTTCTTTATATTTCGAATATAATTGCTAAGCTGTCCAGCATCGCCGGCAGAAATCTGACCGTTTTTAATAGCAGACGTCAAGAATTTATCCGCGGCGAATGGATCGCTATTAGCCAAAGACTTGGCGCGATCCATAACCAAAGCAGAATCCAATTTGGCTTTATAGTTCGCTTTCTGCTCGTCGGTCCATCCGCCTTGCATTGTGGATAGCTGTTCCACAACACTCCGGTTCTGTTCCAGCTTCGCTTGAAATAATGCATCATCATCTGGATGCATTGAAACTAGCCGTCCAGAATTCTCTGCCAAAGCCTGCGTCGAGCCGATCTGATAATGTTTGAATTGTTCGGCTGAATGTGCCGCAGCCGAAAATACGGACCTCGCTTGAATCGACCGGGATTCCTGTAGATAAACCTTGCGCGCATAGTCGCTGGAAAGTCCAGAGCCAACCTGCTCGCGAATATTATTCACATCCTCAATGTAAGGAGAATATCCATCGACAGCAGCTTTACCCTGCAATGACCGATACTGTGCATACCGCTCACCAAGTTTTGTAGTAAAATCAGCGACAGCATTGGCAGCATCGGCTTGCTGATTCATCTGCTGCAAAGCTACAGCGCGATTCCATAACTCATTCCCGGCGCCTTGCTGAGCCGCACCAAGATGTTGAATTGACTGGCCAACACCGATGCCAAACGCATCCGGAGGAGCAGATGCCTGGCGATTGGGGATCGGTGCGTCTTGCGGAGCTACACTAGGTGCGCCAGAATAAGGAACCTGAGAAGCCATTATCTTCCATAGCTCCATTCAGTCAAGGGATCGGGCCCTGCGGATGGGCCGATTACACCATTGCTTCCGAACATACCGAGCGACTGACCCTGATACCACTTGCCAGCAACCGATCCGGCCGTGCCAATGATCGAGCTAGCTGCGTTCAGGTATCCAGCTTTCTTAGCCATCGCCGCGGCCGACTGATTCGCAGAAGCCTCGGCCATATGACCCATCGCCGCGTTAGTATAATCATACGCAACCTTAGCCGCGTTGGATCGAATCATATCCTGATCCATATGCGAAACAACATCTTGCGATTTACGAACATCGACAGCAGAGCCGGAGTTAACATCTATACCAGATGAAGCCTGTGCAGCTTTAATCTGACCCATCCGCTGCTGTGCGGCCATTCCGTACTGTGTGGCTTTAATCTCCCCGGCCTGCTTTGCATAGTTTGCATTCTGCAAATCAATCATAGCATTGAGTTGAGATATTCCAGCCCGATAGTTGTAATAACTCGACTGAGCCCCGCCGCTGAATAGCGCCCCAGCGGCTTGAGTAATGCCGCCGGCGATTGATGTTCCAAGCCCGATCTGGCCGAGTGTCGATGGGTCAGACATTAAGTTCTCCGAATCCTAAAGACCTTAGTGGAGACAAACTCCGCACCAAGACTAACCAACCAGCGCCGGGAATTATCAGAATAACAATCGCCAAGAATCTCATCGTAAAGTGAGAGTGCCTTTGCGACAACTTGTTTGGCATATCGCCCGTAGATCAACTTATGATCCTCAGCCGCTTCTGTAGTATATGCCCATATATAAGCAGTATTTGATACAAAAGTCAACGGCACAAAACCGATCAGGCAAAGTAGATCATCATCCCAAAACCCAGCGAGGATTTCTCTGGATTGATTGGCTGCCGATAACAATCCGGCCAATCTATCCTCAGGTAAGTTTACAAGCCCGGGGACTTGCCCTGCATCGACTTGATAAATCCGCCCGGTCATTCGTCACCTTTAACGAACTCTGGGAATACACCGAGAATGGTAGCAGGGATTGGGCTGGACTGGCGAATGCAGTATTGCCCGGGGACTGTGTATGTTGGGTTTATGACAGTAAAGGCGTTGCCAGAGACTAGGTCCGTGACAATCTGCGTTGTCTGGCCGGTGAGCATACCAGAAACCTGCCCAACGATAAGGTCTTTCATCGGCACAAGTTGTGTAAAGTCGCTGCCGATGGAAAGGCCCAACGTATCGGCAACTCGAACATTTACACCGGTGATTTTCTTTACTTTGCCTTGTACTGATGGATCGCCAAGATCAATCGCCAGCGTTTGCAGGTCGCAGTTATATCCAAGCCCCACGGTCACTTTAGAGGCGGCTGAGCTTAGGGTAAATTCCCCGGATGCAGGCATTGTAAATTCTGGGATGACAACTCCATCGGCCAAGCCGGTCACTGACAACCCAGCAAGATGTTCGCCGCCTGAGAATGTTGTTGCAGGGCTTCCGGAGTAATGCAACCCTGCATCAACACACCAAGCATCCTCAACACCATTTCGAAATGCACGTTCTGCGAATCGCTCGACGTATTTAACTACATTACCATTAACAGTCCGCTGAACAACAACATACACAGCATCGACCGTGCCGGCTGTTGAAGTGGCTTCTGTAACAGCCGCAGTTGAAAGGAATGAACCCTGTGTGACATAGTGGGTCCAGCCAACAAACTCTTGCTCTTTCAAATACGTCAATGACAGCATCACACCATCAGAACGCACAGCTTGGCACAGATAAAATGGCTGCTCAGCCCATGCCCATTCATCTATAGTATAGCCATAGAATAGATGGCTGGACAGAGTCGAGATATCTGTTCCGGTGAATGTATTAAAATAGATATTGTATGACAAATCTCGAATCGCAGAGCCTTTGGACTGCACATAAAGAACGTCATAGTTTGTCACAATCGGCGGAACATCACTCGCGCCAACCCAAGACTGAGGATTGGCTACAATTGATGTGGCAGAGATAGCAGAGCCGGATGTACCACCATTCACAACCCAAGACGCTTTATCCGTCAGGACAAGCATACCGGCAGCGGATGATACAATCGACTTAATCGAATTCAACGTGCCAGAAACAAGCGTGGCAGTTATAGCGTCACTTGCTTGGATTGGGTTGGAAATGTCGAAGTTAAAGTACTGCCCCGGACGGGACATATAGAATGTCTGCGGCGCTCCATTAGGCCCGGCAAGGATCAACCTCTGCTGAACAAATCCCGGAACCTGCGGATTACCTGCGGAGCTACTTCCAAGAACAGCGGTCGCGGTTGCAGCCCCAGACGAAAAGACAACAGTCGGCGTTACAGTAAAGCCTGCGCCAGACCCTAAGATAATAACAGCCGTTACACCCCATGTGAATGATGCTGTCGCCCCTGTGCCAGAGCCAGATGTATGTACTTGGGCAACCGGGTTTGTCGGGGTTGCCCCGGATGTAATCGCGCCCGAGTTCTGAACTGTCCAGCCAGAGATATCCCCAGCGCCAGAGGCAAGGGAAGTTACGATAAGAACAATACCATAACCAAACTGAATTGTATCGCCTATAGCATATCCAGTCCCAGCCGCTGAGATTGTCGGGGTACCTTGAATTCCAAGTTGGGCCAGTGCCGACGGCACAATCGAAGGTGCGCCAGAAAAGGATACAGTCGGCACAGAAGTATAAGTACCGGGCGCTGTTACAGTGACGTGATCTATGCCCGATCCTGTGAATGGATTCTTCGATATCGGCGGTGATTGTGTAAAGTCTGGGCCGATATTGGAATCGGTGAATGTCACATCAGTGCATGTGCCGACAAAGCCGTACTGAACACCATATGGGATCACACCGAAATACGATACCTCGGCCTGGTATACATTGTAAGCTTTTGCCCCGGTGACTGCCGACCATGCTATCTGTAACGTCGCCGGATTCGATCGCATATCCGCAGTCGAGATTACAGCCGGGCTTGATGCTGATGACTCTTGGCCATTGTAGTCAATTGAAGTTACAACAAATCCATATTCCACAGGGACATATGGAGAGGCAAATCCAAAGGCTTTAGTTACTGTAACTCCAGTAGGCGGTGAAATAGAAGCTCCAATAGAGATTGGATTGAGCGTCCAATTTGTCGCGGTTACAATGGTAAGGATATATGCTGGGTGGTTCGGATGGCACAGAACCATCTGGTTGACTGACTGGGCGTATTTGATCAGGCGCAGATCATCGGCGGATGTATATGGAGAACTGATCGTGTATATCCGAGCGGCTGTACCGCCAGAGGTATATGCGCCATAAGCCGTGGAGTTTATATTAGCGCCGTTAAGATCGCCAATGGTAACTGCATCGCCAACAACCCCCAAGACAGAAAAGTATCTGCTGTTGAGTTGTGTCATTCCGCCGACGTTGATTATATAAATCCAATCGCCTGCGAGAAAATTATGCCCAGGGATTGTAAGTACGCAAGGATTTGCTCGGGTTGCTGCGGTTATGTTAAACGACGATTCAACGACAGGCGCACCATTATAAATGAAGCGCATGTATCCGTTGCCAATTTCAATGACATAACCAACAGCAAAACTGGCCTGGAAGTTTATGATTCTGACTTGGGTTGAAGATTTATAGGCTTGGATGATATATTTGGTGCCGACTCGGGTAGAGGCTCCACCACGGTAATCGACAAAGAAGTTTTCCAGCAGCGCCGCGCCAGATTTATACTTCTGTAGGTCAACCCGAGCAAAGAGTTTCGGGGACCATTCACCAGAGTTAAATGAGGCTTGAACAGATACGTCAGACATGGTTCACCCAAATGCCGGCCAGAGACTTCCCCAATCCATACCAATGTACGGGCCTGAATAAGCCTGCGGGAAGTCGATTCCGCGAATACGAATCCAATCCGGGGTATGATCGTTGATCGTCAGTCCCTCGTTGCCATCGCTAGCCCGAGCCTGTTCGATCGAGAGATTTGCCATTTGCACCGCGGCATTGGCGAGTTTCTTATCGCCAGTGAGTGCCATACAAAGCGAGGCCGCGAGGATTTTAACCCAAGAGTCTTGGAATAGATCATCCATGATGTTGGGATCGGTAACGTCTTGAACGTATACCATAGCCGCGTATTCTTGGTTGCACAGGATAACTCGTTGCGGGGCAGGCGATCCCTGCGTGAGATTAAATGTTGCGCCGGTCCCCGATCCAGTTGTTGATCCCTGTGCAACTGGATTTGTCTGTACATCGAAATAACTCCCGCCAACCACAGCCGCTCCGGGAATTTGATTTACAACACTGGCTGACGTTATTACTCCGCCAGAAACCCCAGTTACGAGCAATACCGCAGGAGCTCCAATCGGAGGCAGCGTGGAATCGCCAGAAACAAGTGTAATGAAATCGCCAATTGCATAACCCGATCCACCAGATGCAATTGCAGCCGCAGTTACCGGACGGAACAAATCGGTTTGGACTTTATATGAAACAGGCGGGCCCTGCCAGAAACTCGGAGCGCCACCTGTGACTGCGGTTGTAACTGGAACTCCACCAGCGAAGCCAGTCTGGGTCGCCGGGATAATCCAGCAAGCGCGAAGGCAATCAACGGGGTATTGATACTCATACGCCCAAGGCGGGCTAGGTTGCCCCGGCTGCCACAGCGCAGTCGCAGGTGACGTGTTTTCTGGCGTGCCTGAAACCGATGAGATATAAACGAGATTTGCGGTTTTCAGCGCGCAATCCCAAGGAGCCATACGAAGCAATCGCCGGCGGATGTTGTCTATAATCAGATTCGCTTGAATCGCTTCGTTGGTTGTATTTCCAACGACTTCTGCATCAGTAACCGTGGTACGAGTACCAATTACTTGCAGGGCACGGTTTATGATATCAGTCGTCGTGGTCATTAACGTTTGCCTTGGGTTCCAGACTTACCATGATTCGTCGGCTTCGGGCTCTGCTTAGGCCCAACCGGCGGCGAGTATGGCATATCTTTTTTCTCGGGCTTGCCTCCATCATGAGTGGACATTAAACTCTCCTTCCAGTTTCAGCGGGCTTGTCGATAGCAAGCTTCGGCTGAGGATTATTCGAGTTAATCTCAGCCAACTTCTTATAGGCTTCATTCACAATGTTTCCAGTGTTCGGCACGCCAACACATTTATGAACCACATCAAGAAGCGTTCTGATGTATTCGAAATCCATTATTATCTCCTGCTCTGCGAACCAGATTTATGTACAGTGGTAGTAGCCCGCGGCGCTTCAATGCCACGACCTTCGTATACCTGAATCGGCCGAGTACGCACCTGATGTGTGCCAAGCGATGCAGCGTATTCGGGAGTGAAGTTCTGACCGGAACTCGAGGATTTCCCGGCGATAGTGGTTTTACCAGAACCCTGTTTCATAATCAGTCTCCTTTTGGTTTCATCAACTGGCGCGTGTGGTCCCAGCGATTCTCAGAATCCTTTGCCATTTCCCGGCGGACCTTTTCGAACGTTCCGCCATCGGTATGGGCTTCCTTTAGCAGCTGGCGAAGTCTATCGTCGCAACGCTCGGCTTCTCGAAGAACATAGTCTGGAACAGCCAATCCATGCTCGACGTAGAAGTTTTTCACGTCGTGAATATCATGCATGTACATGATAAACCGCCGCATCTTTTCAGATACTTCGGACTCAGCCTCGCGCAGATATAGAACTGCGTCAGATACAAGCTGACGGATATGCTTTATGTCTTGTGATATTCTTTGGAGATAGACTTCGGATGAATGAAGTTCTTCAGTCATAGAGCCTCACATTCTGCACAGACGCAGCAGACGCAAATAAACACGCCACGAGAGCAAGGATGTAGCTCATATGTTTGTGTCCATCACGGTAAGTGGATTCGTCGTGCCAGCGCCAGTGACTGCGAATGCTTTCCATACACCCTGACATTCACCAGTTATGACGAGGGTTCCGCCATTGCCAGAAACTCGGAAGCAGCCGCCAAGGGCAGCATTGCTCGCATTCAACACGACATTGGTTCCGGAGTTTATAACATTCGCAGGAAAGATGAAGATATCACTAGTTCCGGGGTTGTGGAACATAATCGATATCCGCTGCGAATTGGCTGGTGCAACTTGGCTTGAGGAAGATTCGCTCACGTTGCTGTAAGCATAAACCTTACCTCCACTGGCCGATGCGAATGCCAGTGGCGAACCTGGGCCAGTGGAGATAAGTCCCATGATTAAACTCTCCGTTCGGATTTGGCAGCGAGGCCGTTGGTTTCAACAAGCTTGCCGATCGCAGCGACAAGCTCACTGAGGCCTTCGACCTGAACCGGCTTCGTCATTGCATCCGCCATTTCAAGCTGGAACTTGTCCACGAGCGACTGCGAAAATTCGCCGGAAGATTCTTCCGGCCGGAAGTTCCACTTAATGGCAAACTTAGCCGAGATTTCCCGGGCCTCGTCGTCAAGCGGAGTCATATCCGGAGTAGGATCGCCGATGAAGATGAAGTCCTTTGCGTCACCACGACCTTCGTAGCAGACAATGATCTCGCCCTCTTGGTCGTTAGACGGACCCCACTTGTAGTTCCAGCAAGTGGGATCATTGACGGCGAAGTGCCGCGGGACCGCGAACTTCTTACGGATCGGCCGACCAGTAGCCCGATCCGTTTCGGTATACTCCCATTCCTCGCCGGGAGTGTTAAGATAATGATCGCACATAAGCTTCCAGCGCGCCATTGTTATTCCTCCGACCACTGAATGTTGATATGAAGCAGCCCGGACGAGACCGAGACGCCATTCAGGTTAATGCAGAACTGCTGTGCCGCTCCTCGAAGCGTCGGCCGCTGCACGAACTCAAGCGAGTCCCAATCCCACTGGATCGGGCTGATGCTGGTGCCTGCCGCGGTAGTGGGTAGGGTGAGGTATGCCGACCGCAGGTAAACAGGCGACGTATCGTTGATAGTAGGATTGGCCGAATACGAAATCAGCGTCGCCGTCGGCGTCGGATTCTTCGTATCGTTCTTTGCGATGGTGTTGGCCCAGTTTGCCGTGGTGGTCGCTGCCGTGCCGCCGGTATCTGCGGTGGTGCGCCGGACCAAGGTGAATGGCGCAGACACCAACGTTCCGGCCGTACCCGAGATTCGGATGCGGCTGATATAAACCGTCTTCGTAGACGATCCAGCGATACAGGCGATATCAGTCGCAGACGCAGCCGGCGGAAGAGCCAGAGCAGTGGCCGAGTAGGTATTCCGCGTTACGACAGCTGTAGCAACGCCAACCTGGGGAACGGTATTGACCTGTGCGGTGGCCGAAACCACCGACAGAGCCAGAGCCGATCCAACAAAGATAAGTTTGCGGATCATTTGAGTTTCCTTAGTTAGCGACAGTGATGCCGGCAGGGTAGCCAGAGTAGGCACCCGAGGTACCGACGATCTGGTCATCGCGGTCGATCACAATGTTTGCCTCGATGCCCGCAGTGGAGTGTGTGCCCGAGGAAACATACGACAGGCGAAGGAATCGCGGGAGCGCCTGACCAGCAATAACGCGAGGAACATCGATGTTAGCAAGCTGAGCACCTGCAACAAGCGCCGCTTCAAGGAACGTCGGCGACGTCCACATCGTAGTGTACGAGCCGGGGGCACCGGAGCCATTGTCAGGGGCGCCAGCGAGGACCAAATACATATTGGTGCCGCCGGTGAAAGTCGTAGTGACGATCGCAGACAGCTTAAGCGACGGATCATCGCCAACACCAATATCGCGAGCACCGCCGCCATTAGCCGACGACGGAAGGCCGGACAGGCCAAGGTCGATAATGTTGGAGGCGTTCTGAGTGCCAGTGGTCGGAGCATCGGTCTGTGCGCCAGACGTAACGCCGCCAGTGGCACCGTTGGACGTTCCAGTGAACGTAAGCAGATTATCGAGGATCATGATTAGACCACCTGAGCTTCGTTGTTGAGAATGGCGTCGCAAGTGCGGATCGGGATTCCGCGGAAGGTCGTCACAACCTTGCCATCGAATTCTTCCATCCGGAGAAGGACGTTCGTCTTGTTCATCGCCTGCAGATCGAGATAGGTGCGAACCACACGATTTGCATACATGGCGACCCGGCCCATGTTGGCCTTAACCTCAGGAGTGTCGGACGACTGGATTGCAGTCGCAGTCGACGGAGCCGTCGGCAGGCGATAGAGGGCGCGGATGATGTTGTTGATCAGATTGGCCGCCGACACGCCAGTCAGAGCGGTGACGTCGATGTTGGCAATTCGCGCCACATAACGCCAATCACGAAGGACCATGCCGATTTCCCACTTGAAGTGGTCGCGGTAGGCCTGATACGTGTTACCTGCGGAGTCGGTGATCGGACACTCACCCATATCGCGATGCTGGAGACCGGTCATCTTGCCCTTGGGGAAGGTTCCGTGGAGAGTATCGCTGCCCCAAGTCGTGATCCAGATCGACGTGTTGGTCGATGAGGTTCCGCCAGCATCGATGATGTTATTGGCAGTCTGCGAATTCGCGGTCGAAACCGTCGAGTATCGCGGAGCGAGCCCGGTGAAGCGTTCAGGGTTGGTGTGCTGATTGCCGTAGATGATCGTAGAGGCAACCTGCTGGCTCATGCCTT